TAAAGCCAGAGTTTGCTGCAATGGAGGGGCGCTGTACAACAGCATCTCCACCTGCTTCCATCAAATCTGTCTTTGGACGAGAAGAGAGTAAAGTGGGATTGCCAAAAAATGTAATATTTTTGCGCATCGTGCGCATCAAGTCGTCGTGCGTAATAATATGATTTGCCATGGCGTCAAACTCGCCAACGCCGTCGTTGGAAAGGCCCTGCGGATTATTTAATATCTCGACACACGGAATAAAACCAAGACTGTTTTTTAATTGTTTGGTATTACCTGTCAAAGCATATGTAGGCATTTCGAAATTCATCTCTGACTCAGAATGAGTCTCTTCAATTTCTGTGGCCTTAATGGACAAACGAATGTATCGTTTGGCTCCAGGGTTATACGTGCTCTGGTTTCCGGTCAAGTTTGTTGTATTAATTTGATCCCCAAATCCATTACCGCGTCGAACTTTGTAGCTGTAGATGATTACAACTTCATCAAGCTCGCCGTCAACGTTGTAATAAGCACGATATTCATGCTCGCGGAAATAATAAAGCCGATAGTTGTTTTTAGTGGGACGAATGTAAAAAAGACCTTTTCCATCACAAAGAAAATACTCCCAGATAGAATCTAGGCGTGTATCCATCTTGTTGTATTTCATCACGCGATCAAGGAAATCCTTTCGCTGCGCGCCGAAATTATCTTGAGACGGGAAAAACTCAACTCCCTGGCGAATGCCAAAAAGTTTCATCTGGGCAATATGAGACGCGACAATGCCGGTATCAACAACGATATTGCTATCTTTATCAAGATAAGCGTTGATGATCTCTTGAAGCCGGGCCTTAGCGTCTGCCATTATTTATTGTCTTGGATTAGTTAAAGCTTAACAGCTCAAGAGACATACTTAGCATCAAAACCAGCAGGAAGACCAGCTTTTTTGAAAAATGGAGTTCCTTGGGCGCCAGGGAGATACATTTCGCGAATCTGGTTTTCAAATTGTGGGTTTGCTTCAATTAAACGTTGAACATCTTGGGGAGACAATCCTTTGCGCATGCGACGAGCGTCTCCAGCTGCCCCCGGATTAATGTCAAAACTTTGACCACCCGCAATGAGCTTTGCCCCTGGGATATTGGCTTCGATCACATCGGTAGAAAGCTGACTTGGCCCTGTAAAAGCTCCACGTCCTGCCCCTGGAACATTCGCTTTGATCACATCAGTGGAAAGCTGGCTGGGTCCTGGAAATCCACCAAGTTGTTGAATGCCTTGTCCACCACCGTAATAAGGTAGCGGCATCATTTGGTTAGGGCCGCCACGATAAACAAGATCGCTCAGGGCACCTGCGTTGCCCATGTAGCCGCCATAAAAACCTTGTGACATTTTCTTTCTCTTTTCTACGTTTATTCTACTCTTCTATAATTTCGTAACCGGCCGCGTCGTTTACTTTAGAAAGAATAATGCCGTTGCTGCGAACGTCCCAATTAAGAACGTCGCCTTCCTGCCAGCCGAGTTCTTCTATGATCTCATCGGGAAGAACAATGAACTGATCTCCATTCTCGTCTTCTTGTACTTCGACGATGTAACTCATTTAGTTGAAAGCATCTTATCGATAAGTTTATCAAGTTTATTGTTGATTTCGCGAAAGTTGTCATGCATATCTTGAATCTCTCTTAAAAAATCAACCTTAAGAACGTAATCCATCGGTAAACGCTTTAGATCTTCTTCTAGTATGTCGATTCTTCTTTTTTGAGCTCCTGTGTAGCTAAAGGATTGTTGCACTTGATCACTGTATCTGCTTAGAATTTTGGAAGCAGCCCAGCCGCCTCCTGTGATTGCGGAAATAACCGCAGTCAAGCCAATGGCAATGTATTCGGGTCCCACTACAAAAAAGCTTTTTTCTAATTCTAAAGTTCAGTAATCAAGTTGAAGCTGTCCACGGCGCATTAAACCCGTTAGTAAATACACCAAAGAATCAACACAATCATCGTGACTGCTTACCCCAAAGTTGGTCAATTCTTCAAACATGGCCGTGAAATTGCGAAAACGATTGAAAATAATTTTTCGATCTTCAAACATGCCCATGCAGCCACGGAACCTCGCTAATTTATCTGCCCTGAAACCTTTGACAGCATGCCAATTTAAATTGTAGAGGCTTTCATTATTTAAGCAAATTCTTTTAAAATCTGCTTCCAAGGAGGCCTGGTATGCAACAGCTTCGCTCCAAATGTCGCAAGTTGAATAAGTAGGAAAATAATTACCGCTCTCATCTTTACCAAGGATCGACCAATCGTTAAGAAGTTCTTTGAGAGCATCAAGCTTTTCCAGATTACCCATGACGCGCAATCGCCTGTAATCGATAATATGAATTTGATCTCCTATGCGTCCTCCCAGAACCATTACCGTGTAATCATTCTTTTCTTTTGTGCCTACAGACAGGTCAACGCCTACTCCCAGGGAATCAAATTCTGTTGCGATTTCGGCCTTGACTATTAGCTCTGGCGCAAGAGACAATTCATTTTGCCTTACAACTTGATTCATGTATTGGAAAGAAAAAGCAATCGGGGCTTGTCTTTTCTTTTCTTTTAAATAGTCCAAAGACCACATATCGGGCCAATAAGACACTTCATCCCCGGTCTTGGGATCATTAAGGATGGCAGACAAAACAATCTGCAGCCAATTATTTTGTGGATTAAAAGTTGTTGAGTGAATATCGTCATGTCGGAACCTGGTTCCAAGGCAAATTGCTCGTCCGCCCTCAAACATTGTTGGAGCAATAACAGCATTCCAGTTGTCCTGCATTTGTTTGCGAATGTCAGGATTTGAAATGTCAGCGGCGGATTTGATGGCGTCATCAATGATGACAAGATGCGAGCGTTTAGAAGTCACCGAACCTTTTAGACCGGCAGCGCAAAGCGTAAATTGTTCTTCGCCTGTAGTATCAATGCCTGCAAATTTATGATCAATAGACCAATATTCATTGCTGGTGACATTTTTTAAAAGACGAACCGTTGGAAAAACTTCTTGGTAGCGCTTGCTCTCAATGATTCTTTTAATAGTGGCCGATTTAGAACGTGCAATATCAACCGTATAAGACAAGTACAAAATCTGCAAGGGCATTTTTGCTGCAGTATGTACACCAATTGCCCAGGCAGTGAATAAACCTAGGACGGTAGATTTTGCCGATCCCCTGGGGGCCAGGAGGTCAACATTGGGTCCGGCAATTTTTATTAAGCAATTACTGTTTTCGTTAGTAACAAAGTGACGGTGCCATTCTTTATGGTGCAATGCAGGTGGTTTATCCGCTACATAATCACAAAAGAAACCAAAATCTTCTCTGGCTCTTTCCAGGGATTCAAGATTTCGTGGTGTCCTAATTTGTTGCCTGCGTGCGGCAGCTTGCGCGTTGCGCCGATAAGCCAAATGTTGATAAGCAGGCACAGTAAATATTATTCAGAGTATTACTGAATACTACCTCATTCCTGGTCTTTGCTGCTCTCTTTCTGCTTCTTGTATTTTTTTGCCTTTTCTAAGGCCGCTTTCCTCTTCTCCTTGTCCGTCATCTCGCTGCCGTCCTCTTTCGTCGCCTCCTTCCTCTTGAAATGTTCGAGGAGTTCGGGTGGCATTTTGTTCTTGGGCATCTGGAGATACTTGGTTCAATAAAGCTTGGAAATTCTCGGGGTTGGCTTGTGCCTCGCCGCCGATAGGAGCGCCTTGTAATTGGCGGACGCCACCTAAGCGGTTCTTCTGTAACTGCTGAACAATATTCATCATCCCGCCAGCAAGTCTGGCGTCAGGAGCAGATTGAGCTTGGGGAGATGGATTCATGTTTTTACTTTAAATCAACTATCTTCATATTGCATTTTTGCCCAAACACTCATCGAGGCTTCCTCCAGGGGATACTCAATTGGGTCATCTTTGAACACAGTAAGAAGTTCCCTGATGGCTCTATCCGCTCCAGCCATTAAAAGACCCTTGCGATCACGGTTGGAAGTAAATTGCTCAATCTGGGCAATTGTTCCACGGAGCTCTTTTTGCATGCCGGCAATGCGAGCTACACCAGCATCACGTTTTACAATCCCATCATCTACGTCGGCACGTAACTTGCGAATATCTTCCTGCATTTCCTCGATCTCGTAAAGAAGTTTCTTTCGATGATCGGGCTTGGGGTAGTTTTCTTTCACCCAATATTCACAGGAGGAAATGCTACCTCCATAGCCAAGAAACCTGGCATAGAGGTAGCATTCAATTATCGAATAAGTGTCTTCGGCAAAAGAGGTAAAGGCTTCTTGCTCAGAAGAGCTTAAGCCATCTACCCATTGGTCAAACAACTCAATATCGATAAGCTCGTTGCGCTTGATTGTAGTCTCGCGCTTCGTCAGCTTCCTTGAACTGCTGTGACTGTTCTGCAGAAGTTCGTTGTTCTTCTGCACCTTTGCCGATGGTTTCACGTTCTTGTGCGCCTGTGTCTTCTAATTTTTTCTTTGAAAAACTATAAGCTACTTCTGCAGCTTGCTTATATTTATCTAGATCAAACCAATCATCAACATCAGTTTGACCTGTAGGCACGCTACTGGTCATGGCTTAACAGAAACTTTGATAAGGATCAGAAGTTGCTCATCATGCTTGCCAGGCCCTGGGCGAAGATGTCACGACGACCTTCGACAGAGGACTGACGAGTTTGGCGACCCTTAGAGGCCTCGAGCTTTTCAAGCAGTTGCTGGAACTGGTTGATATCAAAATAATCGTCCGTGTTAGCGGCAGTCATTTTAGTCTTTTAAACTATGTCTTTATTTTAAACAGTATTAACCAAAAACTGAACCAATTAGGCCATATAAACCGCCTGCAAGTTCCATTTGACTGCGTTCTTTTTCCGCTTTGGTTTGAAGCTCAGTGGAACGATAGCCATATTGACCAGTAATTTCAGCAACATCTCGTTGCGCCTGTGACTGAATGTTGGCAACACTATCGAGGCCAGCGTTGATAACACCTTGTAAATCAATTTGACCTTGTTGTCTAATATTTTCGGTTGCTGTTTGCCATTCCGCCTCTTTGTCGGCTGTGTAT